ATTGTTCTATTAGTAATATTGAAATCAAAGATAATTTAAATATCAAAGAAAAAGATACTGGAACAATTGACGATGATTACGATATAGATTTTTAAATAAAATATCTTTTTAATGTAAATGAAAGATATCTTATGGTTAATTGAATACATAACAAAAAATAATAATATCAATTGCCCTGAAATAGCATATTCCGAATATTTATACGAACAAACGCATGTATCGTTTTATCATTATTATATTTTAAACCAAGTCATATACAATGATTCTCAAAAAGAAATCCTTGAAAAATGTTATTTTAAAAGTAAAAAAACCATTAATGCTTTAAAACATTTTTTTTATCTTATCAAAATCAAAAAAGCAATTAATTCTAATATTGAACACGATTTATATTTTAATGAATTGGCTGCTTATCCTGAAAAACAAAAATTACAATTATATATTTCAAAGGAAAACACTTTGTATAATTTCAGAATTAGCAATTTAATTTCATTATGGTTAGATTCACTTAAAAAAAATGATGGATTATTTGTTAAACCAATTGAATTAAGAAACCCTTATACTAACCTAGAATTCAAACAACATAATTTATATAATATTTATTTTGCTATAAAAAATTCAACTTTCAATATGGACCCCCTTATTTTAGCATTTTTTAAATCTAATTTTCAATTATCTTTATTTATTTATAAAAGTTTCCCTTTATTAAAAGAATTTGCGATTGCTTCTTTTATAAAACACGGTAGTATTAGTGAATTATATGAAGAAATACATAATATGCTTACTGAATTTGAAATTGATATTGATTATTTAACCTTACCCGATACTATTTCTTACAGAAGAAAAACACATTTTGTAAATGAATTAATAAGATGTTTAAGATATTACTTAATACACGCTTTTTCGTGCAATCCTTTATTAAAAAGAGATGCAAGAAAAAGCTGTAAAGAAAAATTACTTGAATATGTAAAAAATAATGATTTGTCTTCTTTTATAAGAAGACGACCACCTGAAGAACCTTTACTTCCTCCGCAAATTTTTACTAATAATTATATACCTATTTCTTTAACAGATTATAGTAATATTCCTATTCCACATATTAATGAACCTCCACAAGAAAATACAGATATTGAAGTAGAATCTATTGAAAGCGACAGCGACAGCGATAGTGAAGTTTTACACCAATTATTACAAACAACTAATCCATTTTCTCCATCTACTACTCTACCAAGAACACCACCAAACAATAACCAAACAACTCCTTTTCAACTTAGATTATTTAGATAAATATTTATAACAGATAAATATTTATTGAAAAAGAGGATTTTCTTTTTTATTTAATGTATTTAATTCTTTAAACTTATTTAAAATTATTTCTTTATCATATTGTCCTTTACCTATATGATTTCTATATATTGAAAAATGTAATTCTGATGCTTTATTGTTATTGCTCGGTTTTGATTGAGTATTCTTAGATAAATGTAATTTCCATAATTTTATAAAAGTATCGCCCCAACCTTGAAACATAGATCTTCCGGTTACTTCTTTATCCCATTTTATACTTTCCCAATGTTTCTTGAATATTCCCAATATTAATTGGTTCATTTCCCCCTCTAAGATTGCTTTGGTTTTTATTAATCTATCTGGTTGTGTTTGTGCTTTTTGTAATTCTAAAATATATTTTTGTATTTCATCTGGTGGCGATATCAATATATATTTTAAAAACCAATTAATAGCAAATGCTTTAGGTTTCCAAGAGCTTTTTGTAAATTCATATGTTATATCATTACCAAAACCATCATTAAATTTATATACTTTTTTTATTTCTCCTTTTTCGTTCGTTTCTGAAACTGTTTCTCCTTGTATATTATCTTTCGCAATATCAATATTTGAATCACTTTCTGTTTCTGATGTAAGCTTTTCTTCAAACGATTGAATATCTTTTATATCTAACTTATACTGATTAGTATAATTCGTTCGATCATCATTTGATATTTTGTCAAATATATTTTTATATTTTATATAATTTATCGTTGTCATTAACTCGTCCTTTTTCCATTTATCCAATATATTCAACAAAGTTGATTCCATTATTAATATTTCACTATTACTTATTTTATAATTTACTATATCAAAATTCATATACTTATTTTTCAAAAATATATATTTTCTTATTTTTTCATATCTTATCAATTCATCGCTTAATTTTTCAAAATACAACTCTTCGTTTTCCTGTTCGTTTATTAAATTATTTTTTGGAAAATGATGCATATTATCTGAACCAGCGACACCAATACAATCCATATCTTCTTCTATTTCTTGAGACATTTTTAAATATTCACATAATGACAAAGCATCTTTATCACTTAAATCAAAACTTAAAATATTTTCATTCATTAATTCTTTTAATTTTACAATTATTTTATCCATTTTCTTTACATACGATTCATTTATTCCTTGATTTTCTATTATTTTCAAAATATCATCTTTTGTTTTCATATTATCCAATTCATTTATTTTCATTTTAAAAAGATTTCTAAAAAATATATAATAGTTTTTCGCCATCTTAATCTTTTTTATTGATTCTATTCTTTGTTTATCCATATTTTTTTCATCTGTTTTTATTATCTTATCCACTTTATAATCATTTATTGATAAATCTATTTCTGGATTAATTAATACCAATTGATTTGTATTTGTTCTATACCCTACTATTACCCCGTCTTTTTCTATTATTCCATTTTCAGGTATATGAAGTTTTTCTCCATTTTCTAATTTTATATTTAATTTTTTCAATTCTTCTGGATAATCTATAGTTTGTATTATATTAGATAAATCTTTATCTATAAAGCGTTTTTCTATTAGTGGTGTAATTGGCGATGGATCACACGGAACAAATATGTCTTCATTTGTTAATATTCCTATTGTTTCATAAAATTCATTAATTATTTGATGTTTCATTTTTTGTTTACCTAATTGTTTCATTAACTTTTTTAATGGTATATTTGTTGTATATTTCGAAAAATATAAATCATTATTTGGATATTTTTGACATTTTTCTTCTATGTCTTGAGATATATAATTTATAATATTCCATATTTTTTTACCTTCTTTTTTTAATATATTTTCCGGTTTTGTAAAATTTTTTATCGTTGTTTTTATTTTTAAGTCTTCATTTTTACCTCTTGAATAAAATACTATTGGTTCATATGTATTATTTACCTTATATAACATCAATAATGGTCTATTCTTACTATAATTATAGTTGTTATATTGAGACCCTTTGGGACAAATTAATTCTATTTTATCAATTGGATCATCCCTTGGATTATTAAATATCAATAAATTCAACCCATTCTTAAAAAATAACCCACCTTCTTTAACAGGCATTGTTATTAAATCCCATAGATACTCATAACTTACATTTTCTCCGTGTTCTATGTAATCTAAAAAATTACTTATTGCATGATTAATCTTTGAATATTCTTTTTTTGCTCTTTTTTCTCCATAAGATTTCTTCATTTGATTAAATATATCCCTATCCTTCGATTTTAGTTCTATCTCTTTAAAATCAAATGTTTTTTCATCAAAAAATATTTTAAATAAATTACCTTTATTTGCTATTAAAAACTTTACAAATAAATTTGTATTCCTTTTTATTTTTGATTTCATTTCTTTTACTAGTTCATCTATATTTAACTTATTTAAATTCGCTCTTTTTTCTTCTTCTTTTATAGCCAACGCAATCGATGCTAAAAATGTATTATTTATATTTTGTTTAGTCTTTACACCTACTCTTAACATACAATATATATTTGGTTTTAATTTTGTATCTCTCTTTGATATTTGACATATTTTTTCACTATTAAATTGAAAAAAGTTTTCTAATGATTCTGGTAAATATCCTAATTGACCTTCTATTAATAGTTTTTTACCTTTTATTGGTGCTATGAATATACGACTTTTTCTTTTCTTTTTTGAACCATATTTATAATGAGCACATTTACCTTCTTCTTCACAACATTCGTCTTCCATTCTTTTTCTTGACGCACTTAATTTGTAATTACCTTTTTTATCAGTCATATTAAAACAACAAGGCATACATAATCCTTTACTATTTTTTTTATTCATAAATCCAGGATAAAGTTTTTTATAACTTTCTTTCCATTCGTCGCTACTTCGTGGTTTTCCATTATGATATTTTTCATCTGTAAATTCATATATTGATTTACCATCTGGTATTGTTTTTGAGTTCAATGGTATTAAAGCATCTAATCCTCCACAAGCTCCTTCTTCAATTTGTTTTAATGTTAATGGTTTTCCTGTAAATTTCTTATTTGGATCTTTAAAACACCAAAATCTAGGACATACAAACCAATGGTCTTCGCCTTTATCATCTTTATATGCTATTGCTTTTTCATCTTTTATCTCATCTTTCATTTCATCATATTCTTTTTGATTTAATATTACTGGTATTCTTTTCATATTTGAAGGGCAACTCCTAACATATGATTGAAACCCTCTTTTATTTTCTTTTACAGCTATATCTTCGTATCTATTTCGTAATCTATTTACAAAATAATTTTGACGTCCTTCTAATACATATGTTAAATCTTTTTTGGCTCCTCCAAAGAATTCAAACTCAGAATCAGCATCGCCCTGGAATGCTTGATGATCTTCCGGTATCTCTCTTATTTCTTCTTCGGGTCTAAATATCTCTATATCAGGATTATCGTGTGAATTCAAAGAATATATATAACCATCCGCGCTTAACCACCCCACACCCGACACGACCCATACACTATTTAGATCGATATCGTCAATAAAATTCATATCTGAATTAGAATCTCTTTCAGCCTGTGTCATTCCTTGTCCTACTTCCAATAAAACATCTTCTCCTATTTCATATCCATTCATGAACGCTACATTTAATTCATCCTCACTTTCTGGTTCTGGTTGTGGGTCTGGTATATCATCAACATGAATTGTTGCTGGATCTACTTTTTCTCCTTCTAACAAATTTTCTGGTTGTTTTATAGGAATTTTACCACCAAATTGATTACGTTTTATATCTACCTTATTCATCATACTTTGTACTTCGGCATTTTCATCCAATGCGAGTGTATCACCTTCAGTAAATTCTCTACTACCGCCACCAAACCCCCAATCATCATCCCCATCATCGTCGTCATCATCCTCTTCGCTGCTACTACTCTCTTCACTTTTTTTAGCAAACGCATCTAATTCATCATCATCTTCATCGCTTTCTTCATCACCAGAACCTCTTAGTTTTTCTAATTCATTTAATTGTTGTATCTTTTCTTTATTTGTGTCTATTATTACTTTTGCTGATATTGATGCTTCTTTTTTATCATCTTTTTTTATTTCTATCTTTTTACATAATTTCTTATAATGTTCTTCTACGTCGTCTTCTATTATTTGTCTTAAAAAACTTACATATTTATCAATATAATTTATATATTTTTCATTATTAATATTATAAACATTAATAAATAATTTTTGTTCCATTTTTTCATTCTGTTTCATTTCTAATTTTACATCAAATCCATTACTTTCAATGAATTGTAATGATTTATTGGCAAATGTATCTAATTGTATTTCAGCTTCTTGTTTAAATTTTGTAAAATAATCAACCGCTTCTTTCCTTTTTAATTTAAAGTTAGATTGTAGTTCAGATATAATAGTTTCATTTGATGAATTATATTGTAATTTAATAGAAATAAATTCATTTATTGCGGTCATTTTGTTGTATGATGAAACCTTTTTATATTTTAATTCTATAACATCCGAACCTTTTTCATACTTAGTTTTATTTTTTAAATTAAAAATATGTGTTAGACAATTTTCATATTCTTTTAAATCAAAATCATAATCTTCACTTTCTAATTCATATTCATAATCAAGTCTTACTATTTCTATGTATTCGCTATTTAAATCAACAAACAATGGAAATGTATATCCACTTTTTTTTAGATATGAGTTTAAAGAATATAATATTTTATCATTTAAATTCCTTTCCAAACAAACTATTATATCTTCCATTTTTTTGCTTTTTTCTACATTTAATTTAATTTCGATGTTTCCATCTTCAATAAATTGACAATATATTTCAATACCATCATCTTCTATAAAAAATCCTACTCTATTTTCATTTACTAATCTTCTTCTAACTAAATTTAATTTACCTGATTTATATCCATTACTAGATACTATATGTGGTATTTTTTTCCCATTCTTAGATAATTTATCACCGGTGTATAATCTATATCTATTTTCTAGTTTATTACCTGGATCATATTTTATTAATGGTATACTTTTTACTGAATTAACAAGTTTAAATATCAATTCCATTGGTAATCGCATACTTATTTCAGGATGAATAATAAAATATAACTTTGATATACCTTTATTGACATTGGTTAATTTTTCATCATGTAAATATTTCATCAATAATTCTGTATTATCATCTATACTTGGTTTTTGTAATGAAAGTTTTTTATTTTTGTATTCTTGTAATGATTTTATATTTTGTTTGAATAACTTTGGAAAGTATAATTTAAACATAAACTCCTGTTTAATTTCTGACATATCACTTTTTATTACATCTGATGGAAAACAATACATTATTTTTTTTACATTACCAAATTTTAACAATAAATAATTATCCAATGAAATAACTTGTGTATCATCATCATTATTAATTACTTTATCAAATACTTCATTATGTGGATCTATTGAATATAGATATTTCTTTTGACCCATTAAGAGCGATTGTGATAAAGAAACAAGTTGATTCAAGTTTGATTTTATTTTTAATTTTTCAAAATCTTCAAATGTATAATTTTTTACAGGAATACTTAAATTATTATTATTATTCATTAATATTACATCTTTCTCTTTTAATATAGAACTACGACTTGAAACATTTATACTTTTTTCAAATAATTTGCGTTGTTCTAATCTAGTTGTTAATGTTCCATATAAATAAATTTCATCTTGACTTTTTTTCTCACTTCTACCTTTATTATGCATTTCTACTATTTTTTCCTTAATTATTTGAATACTATCATCACCATATATATTTTCTGAATCTATTTCTATTTTTTCATCTTGGGTTATATGTAATAATTGAAACATATATATATATAAATAAATGATTATATATATATATATTAAAATGAGTATTAATATAATTAGTGCTTTGTCTAAAAATAGAGTTATTGGCAATAAAGGAAAGATACCTTGGAGATTATCTAAAGACCTAAAATATTTTAAAGAACAGACAACATCCGGAGACACCAGAAATGCTCTTATTATGGGTAGAAAAACTTGGGAGAGCTTGCCTGCTTATCCAGAACCATTGGCTGATAGAAGTTCTTATGTAATTACAAAAAACAACGCTCATAGTGTTCGAGCAACATTAACTTTTCCTGAAATGCCTACCGATAAAGATATTGCTATGATACAAAAAAGACACCGTAATATATGGATATGTGGCGGTCAATCTGTTTATGAATATTTTATTAATAAACCATATATTGATAAATTGTATTTAACTGAAATAGATTTTGAAATTGAAGGTGATACTTATTTTCCTGAAATACCAAAACATTTTATAAAAACAATTCAAGGTAAAGATTATAAAATGAAGGAAAATGCTTTGAATTATGTTAAATATAATTTTACGATGTATTCTAATATATCTTATCCTAGATGGTCCAATAGTTCAGTTTATAAATCATAGTATGGATTATCAGTTATTGTCATACTACAATACTTAGTCGGTTTCTTTTTATAATTAACTGGTTTATATATACCCATAGGAACAGCTTCTTTTAATATAAATTTAAAATTATTCCAAAATTCACTTGTATGTCCTATAGATTTTGTTGCTATATGTGATAATTCATGTAGAGCTACAAATGTTAGTGTATTTTGATCTATTAAATTATTTCCGTGCTTTTCTTTTGTAGTGCAAAATGCTAATTTCTCTCCTTTATTTTCTGAATATGCTGTATATTTACTTGTAGGTAATATTTCCACTATTTTTTTTGGATTGAACCCATCTTTCAGTCTTTTTACATTATCTCTGTCGGGATATTTTTCGGCTAAATGTTTTACTACCTTACTCATATTCCCCGTCACTTTCGCTAAAAGATCTGCCACCAATTCTAATTTTGCAGTTTCTCTAACACAATATTTATTACCATCTACATCTGAAACAATACATTTCAAATTAAATGCATCTGATTCTTGATATATTTTTAAACACACGTAAATAATAAAAAATATCAGTATGTATCCAAATAAATTTACTCCTAATATCATTTATATATTACACGTATATTTATCTATTTTAAATGATATATTTTCATATATTATTTAATTATTTAAGCACTTCCTAGTTCTAAAGGTCTTCTGTATGGATCTCCAGATATTGTTGTTTGGTTCCAAGGACCTACTTCCATTTTTGGATTAGGTGGCTCACTTCTCAATTGAAGGTTGGCATTTCTTAAACTTTGTCCTACTGTATTAATTCCTACGTGATGACCAGCTTTCAACAAACTAACATTTGACAAATCACCAGCACCTGTTGGGTTCAATTTGGAAAACTCCGAATTATTGTCGCGTGGCAATAAATCTTTTGGGTCTACTACTTCTTGTTTGGCACAACTTGGTGGTAGTCCATATGTATCTGTATTCAATCCACTTGAAGAAGCATAGTCTTCATTTTGTCCTTGTGGCATCGATGGTTGGAAATTTTGTGATCCTCCATCTACTGAACTACCTTCGGCTTGCTGTTGTGCGTGCGAAGCATTGTCCATTCCACTTAGGGTCATTCCTTTTCCTTGCGAATAATTGAATAATGCATAAGCCAATAATACGCCACCTAATAACATTAACGTTTTGTTCTTAGTCAATGATTTCAACATTTTCTCTAGATCTTTTAACATTTCTATTATATAAATTAAAAATATAAAAATTATTACCTTTATATTTTTTAGTTTTCGCTAAATAATAATTCCATCTCTTCGTCAGATTCATCTTCAGATAATTCTATTTCATCCAATAAATATTGTTTTTTTATTTTTTTCAAAGTTAAAAATGCCTTAATTGCATCTTCTCTTGCTTGTTTCGCTTTTTCTCTTGCTTTTTTATATACCTCTAAATATACCTCATTCGGTGTTTTTAAATTCATTGTTTCACTGTCCTTTGGTACTTCTAATTTATATTCATTTAATTTCATTATATTGTCATTTTTTTCTAAAGTATTTCCTTCTTTTTCTATTTTATTATTGTTAATTACTAGTTCTTCACTATTATCGTTTTCTTTTTTTGTTATTAATAATTTCACATTTTCCTCTTCTTCTTCCTCATCTTCTTCTTCCTCGTCTTCTTCACTTTCTTCTTCTGATGTTCCTTCATCTCCTTCTTCGTCTTCTTCTTCTTTATCAGTTTCATTTTCAATAGTATCTATTTGGTTTTCTACTTGTGTTTCTACTTTAATTACCGGTGTTTCTTCTTCTTTTATAGGTTCATGTTCTTCTTCTGAAACAAATTGCGTTTCTTCTTCTTCCGGAACAACTTGTGTTTCTTCTTCTTCCGGAACAACTTGTGTTTCTTCTTCTTTTTCTACTTTTTCTAAAGTTTTATTACTATGCAATTTTATCAAACACTTATTAAATACTGGTTTCTCTTTTATTATCATCGCTTGTCTCAATACAAATTCTAAATGAAAACTCGATGATGAAAATTTTAATGCTGATAATTCTATTATACTTATTAAACTTGAATTTTCTTTAATATCATCTATTGATAATAAGTTTTGATTATCATCATATACCTGTATTGTATTGTATGTTTGTTTATTTATTTTTGGTATAAATGTCCTTAATAAATGCGATTTTTTATAGTTTTTTACTGTATCAATCCAATTATACTCTATATCTTCCATCGACACTTCTCCTTCTACAAACCATAAATCTTTTTTTTCATATATTAATTTTTGTATGTGCTCTTCTACAATGTTTAACCATTCTATAAATTCAACGTTGTCTGTATCAAATAACAAATCACAATATATTTTTTTTTCTGTTTTATGAATTCCCCTTTTTGTATTGCATTTAGGTGTTTGAAATAATACTGGATTCCCGCTTCTTGATATTTTAGCTAAATAAGTTCCACCTTGTATTGGTTGCGGTGAATGTAATTTTAATTGATTAAAAGGATAATTTTCATCTGTTTTTAATAAATAATCCATTTAATTAATTATAGAAAAATTCTTTTCAACTATCACGCAAAACATCGATAAATAAAATACATTTATTTATTAATATAATGTTGTCTAAAGAAAAAATAATTGATGAATGTTTAGAAGTATTAAATAGAAAAGAAGTTAAACGTGAATTTAAAAAAATGATGGCTCCTTTAATAGAACTATTATTGAAAGATATTTATCCATATATTTATTTATCTATCATATTCGTTGTTTTAAGTTTTTTACTAATTTTAGGGATATTTATTTTATTGTTGCGTAGCAACAAATTTTTGTTAAAGACCAACATAAAATAGAAAAAAAATATTAATTATATATATAATGGCACGTAGAGCACGTACACGTAGAATGGCAGGCGGTAGAAGAAAACGCCGTAGAGCAAGTCGCAAATCACGCAAACGCAGTAAAAGTAGAAGACGCAGCCGCAGAAGACGCGGAGGTAACATGGTTATGAAAGCTGCTGTTCCTTTTACATTAGCATACTTAAATAGCACTTATGGTAAAAGAAAAAGTCGTAAATACAGACGTTAAATATATATGATTTAAATTAATTAAATATTACTTTATATCATAAAATAATGGAAAGATTTCAAAATAATATTCAAAAATGGGTCGAACTTGATAATAAATCTAAAACATTAAACGAAGAAATTAGAGCATGTAGAAACCAAAAAAATGAACTTGCTGATGATATTTTTGCCGTCGTTGAAACAAATAACTTAAAAAAGGCCGTTATTGAAATTTCTGATGGTTCTTTAAAATTCAATACAGTTAAAAACACACCACCCTTAACTTTGAAATTTATTCATAAATGTTTATCCGAATGTATTAATAATACAGATACTGTTGATAATTTATTAAAATATATTAAATCCCAACGTGAAAGTAAATACACACAGCAAATTAAAAGAAATTATAAATAACTTAAATATTATTATCTATTTGATTTAATGGAAAATATTATTGAAAACCATTTCCAAAATTGGCTAGATGAATACAATCCTTTATATGAAAATGAACCCGATGTTCGAACAAAATTAATGAAATATTACAATTCTATTTTAAAAGTTGTTGAAGGCGCTGGATACAAAATTGATAATAAAAAAGAATTTAAAAATGAACTAGCAAGTATCATATATAGATTAACTTATGCCAAAGCGTAGTATAAATTTATTTAATGACCACGATGAAAATGATAATTATAAAATTACTGAATTATTTACACAAGATGAAATAATGGATTGCCCGGAAGTTGCTGATTTTATTATAGACAGTCATCATACTAATTTTATTATTAAATTAGAAGACCGTATCTGTAGTCTTATTGATTTTTTAGGTAGATATAATAATGCTCCTAATTTTTTACCCGAACATCAAGAATTAGGATTAGAATTCGTTGATTTAATTTATAAGCATATCAATAAAGAATATGATTTTGAACTTCTTGATCTTAATCCTAAGTTAGCACAGCCATTATTTTTAGAGAATAATGTTGATAATAAAAAGAAACCACTTGTTATTGACAAGGTAACTATTAAAACCCAAAATAAGAAATTTGATTGGGGCACAAAAACATATAAATAATATCAAATATATATAAGTATGAATCCTGAAGATTTAACAGTATATAAAGACCCTCAAACAGGTGGATTAAAAAGTTTAGGTTTCAGTATTAAAAGCTTGTTTCAGGCAAATGATTTTTCTTTGAAACATAAAGGTGGTAATAAAGATACCAAAAGTTTTTTTGAAAACATTGAAAATTATTCTGTTCCTTTACCTCTAGCATTATTACATACAAAATATGATGGTGCTGGTGGTTCAAAAACAGAACATGTGAATAGATTTAATGATAATGAACCTGAAATGTATTTGACTAGCAAAAGTATGAATGAACGTTTGCTTAAATTGGCTGGCGGTCGTAGAATTAAAACTAGAAAAGCAAAGCGAAAACGACGCAAAAAGAGCAGAAAATTGTTTAAATAAACACTAATAATTTATTAATGTTTAGTTAATATATATGGCAGGAAGTGGAGCAGTGGCGGCAAAAGCTTTAAGGTTAAGGAAGGAACGTTTAGACGACGCATATATACAGATATTTAAAAAAAATTATGTATTGACTGCTGGCGAACCAACCAGAAATTCTTTCGCATCAACAGGTGAACAGGGTTCTATGTCTATACGTCGACCCGATGAAGAGGAGGTCCGTAGAATAATAAAAACATACTTATTCAGTAATGATCGCAGTATACCTTATGAACGGCTTCCTTTTCAAGTAGTATCAGACGTCTTGGTGAGCAAGACACCATTGGACAAAAATCAAGTGTTTGATGTTTTAAAAACCCACTATTGTTATGCTACCGGTGGATTAATTGTAGAATATCACGATAAAGAACCAAAAAAAGTTAGGACGAATAATTACCCTCCCCATGCAGAAATAGAACACGTTTTAGCTTGGAGAACAATGTTGGCAATTGGTGGAGGCATTGCTTCAAATCCCAGAATTGCCATAAGTGCAAATGTTAGTTACAGAGACGGCAACACTTTGAAACCTGCTGATTGGTTTGATCAGTTGGTTAGGGATGCCACCGGTTCCATTAGAGCCAACAAGTCTCAGAATAGTTTCGAAACTATTAAGGCTGGAGAGATTAATAAAATAGAGAATGGGGTTCTACGTGATCTGAAGGTAAAACATGAAAATATGGAGAAATCCGTCCATGATGTGGACCAACTTCGTGCCCTGGAAAATAAAATCGATGAATTGAATACACTTGTGAATCGGCAACACGAAGAATATACTTATGACGAGTACTTGAGATTACGAGCTGAAGGGTTACAAAAGACAGATTCGGTGAGGGATGGAGCAATGAAATCGGTACGACAAAACGTTCCAGCCAATAATGAATTGATTCAAGTGTTTAGAAGATCCCCGGACCTGAGACAAAAATTTTTGGATACAATTCGCCACTATCGTATTGATTGGTTGCTGGGGAGTCAATTCGTTGGAGAATATTCAAGCGAAATATTAACAGATATGGTTAGTAGAAATATAAATATTGTAGACTTAATGCTGAATATGCAAAAAATTGTAACAAATGGTATGTGGTATTCTTGTAAATCCTGGAACCAGATAAAGAGTGAAGCTTGTCTTTTGCGTATATATCAGCGGGGGAATGACGCTTTGAAATTTGGTGTTTACAACAGTGGTTTAGATGTAATAATTCGATTATTTTTAGCTTATATATATAATAGTACCGACCGCACGCTTGACGGACAACCAGGAAAGCAACTATTGCCAGACTATGAAGAATTTAAAACATATAGCTATACAACAAAGGAATTGAAACGTAATATTGAAACGATTTATAATAATGGACTAAGAAGAACGACCCAAGGAGGCAAGATGTGGGATGGAAGTTCATATCATGGTACCGATGAAGATGCGGGGACAGTATTTCATTATTTGAAAGGAAACCCAAATAAGAAGTATGAAATGGCACCAGGGGAGTTTGAATGGCTTCGCAGCATATTTTCAGGTATGAGTTATAATCAAGCATACGACCATATGAATAAAAATGTTAGGTATGTATTAAATAGAATATGCGTGTTATTGAATAAATATATATATGAAAGAGGTTATTTTCAGGCAAAAATAATGGAAACACCTTTTTACAAACCAACTGGACTTGATGCAATGGGAAATGCAAGAGTGTCTAGTACATTGACTACTTTGGTGACAAAAGGCTCACCACGAAGCTCACCAAAAAGAGACACGCCGAACTCTAATAATAAAAGGGGGCGTAGGATTTCACCCTCTCCACGACAACCATCAAGTCAACATGGCACGGAAGTGACCTCGGAGTCCACCGACCACATGGATACTACAGATGATACTTCATCGATGAGTGGTTTAAGACAAGTTTATATACAGAAATTTGTCGAACAATACCCGGTGCAAGAAGCAGCCGCCGCCACCGATTCGAGCAATGGTGGAAGAAAAAAGAAAACAAGAAGAAAGAAAACAAGAAGAAAAAGACGTAGAAAGAAAAAAAAGAGAACTAGAAGAAAAAAATAATTTAATATATCCAATAAATTATTTTTACATTTCTTTCCATTGTAATTTGTTAAATGACCTTAAATCCATATCTTTGATTTTCTTTTTGTATTTTGACGCCATTTTATCTAATTCTATTTCTTCTTTTGTTTTTGGGTATGGCTGCATACTATCATTTCTTTCCTTATCCTTCTCACTTTCTTCTGGTTTAATACCATAACAATTCACACCAAACCTAACCATTGGATTATCAATAAATCCACCATTTACTCCTGGTCTTCCGCAATCATTATTGTGTGAGTTAGGACCGCATTTACCGGTTTTCTGTAATTTATCCCACGTTACTTTTTGTGTGGGAAAGAGTGCCATTTGATCTTTAGACCATCCATAACTACACCATTCGCCGCCTTTATTATAAGCGTTTTCAACCTGACTATAAGAAGCAAGTTCAGAGTTATATGCTTTACATACCGCATTTGCTTGTTTATAATTATATTTATTTCCTCCTACGTGAAACACCTCTTCTTGAGGGGTTTCTTCTTGTGGTTCTGGTGTTTTTGTTTTAATACCATCTACTGAAATATCAATTTCAGGTTTTGGAGAAAAAATTTTAGATAAAGCTGTTCTAATATTAATACCCATTGTGTATTGAATACCATTTATCATTATTAAAAATATAAATAATCCCCATAATAATATTTCAAACACAGATAATGTTTTTTCTTTTAAAGGTCCGTATTGCTGTCCTGTTTCGTTATAGGATACTCCTAAAGAATCGAATGTTAAAAAAAACAAAATTAATATTGAAACAAGTATAAAAATCCCCACAGGATTGGCATCTAATCCATACAAAGACGAACCTAATTCCTGAAATCCCATTGGGTTAACAGTTGCTTCATTAAATTTTGGCTTTATATTTTTATTTTCTGTAGTTGAGACCACGGGTGGTGCTAATACCTTTTTATTTTCTACGGATGGTTTTGTTGGTACACTTTCATTTGCTTGTTCTGGCTTATTTTCCATTACTTATATATTAATCATATGATTATTTTTTACGATAGAAAAAACAATATGCCTGGGGAGTTCTTAATTTATCTAAATTTTTAACCTCAATCACTTTTGTATCATTAAATAAATACCATTTTCCATTAGCATTTTTTACAAATGATGTATAATGACCACCTCTTGTTCCACCACTATGATTACAGATTCCATATAATTCATATACTTGAGTCGCTTCTTTATATCCCTTGACATATTTTGTCATATCTAAATCATGTTCAAAATTAACCAATCGTTGGTCTTTCCTATTATTATTGTTAAATCTTTTTAAAGATAGCACTAAAATCTTTGGTAAGCTCCAAAAACTTATTGTTTTAGAACATGTTTCTTCCTTGTTATTTACTTTCATTTTTTGGTCTAGTATTTCTTTTTGTGTATATTTTTCAACACAATCAATTATATTTGGATTTTTATTATTATTTGGCAATTCCAGTTGTAAATTAAAAAAAGGTTCTGGTGTAATATTTTCATATTTACTATCCAATGATTTAATCACAGAAACGTGAATACCATAAAATAATTCCAACATTTCTGAGTAATCTTTTTTATACATATTTTTCATCATTTCATAGCATTTTACTGCTAATTTATCTTGTGATGTAAGAACTGAACCCGATATAGTCATTTTTACTTCTCTTTTTATTGAATTATGAAAGCAATCAATTATAAATTGTAAAAATTCACCAACATCATTTTGTTGAAACCCTGTAAATACAGCCGCATCTTTTATTCTAGCAATTCTTTGTATAGAATGTAAAAATCCACCGGGTGATATTACACAATTTTCACTCCACATTACATCTCTTAATTTGTCGTACTCCCATAATACTAAACTGTCAGGAACTCTGTTTAATTTTTTTTTATATTCTTCTTTCAACAAAAAGTTATTTAATTCATATGTGTGTGATAAACACTGTATGGTTGAATTCATAAAACACGTATTGCCTAAATTTGTAAGACCGGTTAAGCCTTTTCCAATATATTGCCTTTTTTCTCCTGTTTCCATTATATACATTCTTATATATTAATTATTAATATTTACATTTAAACTTATTTTGTTAATATATTATACATGTTCCAGTTTAGAAACTTAAATAGCGACCCTCATTCGAATGTCATGTCTGACTTTCTTATGTGTATAAGAAATCATAGTGATAATTTATCAACAATATGTCGTAGTCATAATCAACTAACAAGTATAACTAACGATTTAATGGGTTATTATTTTAGCGAACGTTCTGTTATTAGACAATATAGAAGTTTAAATGAAATGCAACAAGAAATGAGATTACCTATGAGAACTACAAGTACAAGTACAAGTACAAGTACAAGCACAAGCATACCTACAAGAAATCAAGATATTAGTAGCAACATTTTCTCTCCCCCACCACCTCCTCCTCCACAAACAAATAATTCAAATAGAACATTTAGATCTTCGTATAATCCTCCTCCGCCAAGAATGCCTCCTCCTCCGCCCCCACAAGAAACAGCAACTACCACGTGGAGAAATTCAAGAACAAGAAGAGCTAGAAGAAGGTCAACAACTCTTAATAGTATTATGAGAAATCCTTCATTTACTAGAACTTTTATTAATAATACCTTATGGACACATAATCCAATTTCAAATCCAGCTTCTATTAAAAATGTTGTCGATAATACAACTCTTCATACTTGGAAAGATATTAAAGATAATCATGATACTAATGAAAGATGCCCCATTGACTTATCACTTTTACAAGATGATGATCCCATTATAAAAATAAATCATTGCGGTCATATTTTTAAAAGAAATAATATAATGAGATGGTTTTGTTTAAATTCTAAATGTCCTGTATGTAGATTTGATATTAGGACAACTAGACAAATCGCACAAACAGATTTATCTAGAAACACAACAAATAGCATAAATTCTTCAAATGATAATATACCAATCTCTCCAAGAAATTTATCTGCATCACCAAGAAATGTATCATTTTCTATAAATGAAACAGATGCTTCTGGAAACATAATTGATAGTATGCCAATAGATTCTTCTTCTAATCATCCTTTTGATGATATTAGGCGAAGAGTTACTAATTTATTAAGTCAAGCAGCTGATATATCTGGTGGAGGTATTATTGCCGCTGATATTACATTTGAGTTGCCTTTGAATAATGATGTACCATAACAGCTTAAAAGTATTGTGTTATATATTTTTAATAAATGAATAAAAATATATATGTCGTTGGAGACAATATGAAGTTATTAAAAAGTTTAAACAAAGAAACAATCGATTTAATTTATTTTGACCCGCCATATAATACTGGTAGAGACTTCTATAATTTTAATGATAAATTTAATTCATACGAAGAATATTGTGAATTTATTAAACTAAGAATAATAGAATGTCATAGAGTTCTTAAAAAAGGAGGTTCTATGATAATTCATATTGAACCTAGAATTTCTCCATATTTTCGTATTATATCAGACAAAATATTTGGATTGAATAACTTTAAAAATGAAATTGTTTGGAAGACCGGTGGTAATTCTAAAAATAAAAAGCAATTAAACCGATGGCACGACACTATCATTGTTTATTCTAAAAATAAAAACAAACAGATTTTTAATCCTATTTATTTTCCTTATGATGATAGTTATAAAAAAAACGCAAAAATGTGTCCTATTCATAAAAAACTTTATAAAACTACTGCTTTACATAATTCTCAACCGAATGTTAATCCTAGATTGAATTTACGTTATGAATGGAAAGGAAATACCAAGCAATGGTATGTTTGTAAAGAAAAAATGATGCAATTAGATAAAGACAACCGATTAAAATATAATAAAAATAATATTCCAAGAGTAAAACGTTTCTTAGACGAAATGGACGGGATTCCTTTAAGAGATATTTGGTCTGATATTTCTAATATTCAAAATAAAGAAAAACTCAAATATGCTACACAAAAACCTGTAAAATTATTAGAAAGAATTATTAAATTATATTCTAATGAAAATGCTCTTTGTCTGGATATTTTTGCTGGTTCTGGAACACTTGGAAGAGCTTGTAAAAATTTGAAAAGAGACTATTTATTGTTTGATATTAATGAAGATGGTAAAAAAATTTTTGAAAATAGTATTATTTCTTAGGTTTGAAAAACTCTCTCATTGCTTTTTTCATTGCTTGACTTTTCTGTTTATTAAGGGACGGATCAAATATTAATTCTTTCACGTGTTTATTTCTTATTTTTGTTATTTTTTCTTGTAATTTTTCATACGAAAAATCACCAGATTTATGTTGTCTTTCTAATCCCCTTATTTTTCTTTTAAACTCTCTTAACTTTGATTTAAATGCTGGCAATTGTTCTAATACTAGACCAAATAACTGTAATAATGGTTTCATAATTTGATTTGTAATATAGAACTTATAATCTGGTTTCAATCTTTTTTTCTGGATATAATCCGGATCTTCTATTTTTTCCCCTTGTAATTTTACCTTCCCTTTTGTTTGTATATACACAAAAGGCATTCTACTTCCCACTGAAGGCTTACTACCCGGGTCTCTCTTTGCCATTCTATCAGCCAATACTTTATGTGCTATACTTTCTGGATTTTTATAAAACGAATTTAACTTTTTTGTTATAATTAATTTATCCATTCCTATCTTTTCATTTACCATATCATTTAAATAATTTTTTGAAAATTTCACTGCTTTATTTACATCATGTGTTTTCATTAATATATCTACTACACCCCCATATATATCTTTTACACAATTAGCATTATCTCTTCTTTTCAATACAATTCCCATCTCTTTTCTTTTCCCTTTATTTATATCAAACTCATGGAGC